GAACCAAATCTTACAGCCACTTAAGCGATCTCGCTTCCAAATGCACTAAAGGATAATCCAGTACCAGATGCGTAGATTGTTACTACATCTGTTGTTGCCATTGCAATACCTAATGTAAGGGCAGTTGTATCGTTAGCAGCAAGTGGAATATCGTAAGCGATATAGTGTTGCGCTGCAAGTGTTGCACCAGCAGGTCTTACTGCAATACGATAAGAAGCAGATGTAGCGTTTTGATTACAGATTGTAATTGTTGAGATAACAGCCTGTGTAGCAGATGGCACTGTATACAGTGTTGTAGCCGTCGTTGCTGCTGGACTAGATTGACCTAGTACTTTATATGTGGTTGCCATTGCTTATGCTCCTATCAGAAGAAATGCGTTGAAATCGCCTGAGCCTGTGGCACCCGTTGCACCAGTTGACCCTGTTGGACCTGTAGGTCCAGTAACACCAGTTGAGCCTGTGGCTCCTGTAGATCCTGTCGCACCATTATTACCAGTAGCACCAGTTGAACCCGTAGGTCCTGTTACGCCTTGAGACCCTGTAGCGCCCGTAGCGCCAGTTGCTCCAGTAACACTAGCACCTGTCGCACCAGTGGCTCCAGTAGGCCCTGTAGGGCCTGCAACGGTGCTATTAGCGCCTGTTGCACCAGTGGCACCAGTTGCTCCCGTAGGTCCTGTAGGACCTGTTGCGCCAACTCCGCCTGTTTGGGCAAAAGTAATAGCATCTGTACCGATAATAATATAACCGCCAGTACCAGAACTAACAGAGTTTTGAATCCAGTTGGTTGCAGCATTTGCGGTTCCATTTACAACATAAAGAAAATCACCATACTCAACTTGATTAGCAATTGAGTCATCAAAGTCTGATGCACGAGTAAGAACATAAGCAACGCCAGCACCACCTTGAGTGGTTACTACATAAATACCATTTTGAGTTGCGGTGGTTTGATTCTTAACAAGGATTCTATCGTTGGTAGAAATGTTAACACCATCAATAGAACCACGACCATTGGCTGTTGCAGTAAGTTTTGCGCCAATACCATAACCACCATTTTGATCTAAAGTTCCAGCGGTATATGTAGTAGCAAGATTTGCAGTTGTAGCAAGTCTTGCTGAGGAGTGTGCGTTCTGTGAAGATATTGGACCTGTTGCTCCAGTGGCTCCTGTTGGTCCAGTAATGCTTGAACCTGTTGCGCCTGTATTACCAGTTGGTCCAGTACTACCAGTTACTCCAGTTGGCCCTGTTGATCCAGTAGCCCCTGTGCTGCCAGTACTACCTGTAGATCCAGTAGAACCTGTGGGTCCTGTGACGCCTGTAGCGCCTGTGCTTCCAGTAGATCCTGTGGCTCCAGTTGAGCCAGTCGTTCCTGTGCTTCCTGTACTACCTGTACTGCCTGTTGATCCTGTTGCACCTGTCGCTCCTGTATTTCCTGTAGGACCAGTTGGTCCTGCTACTGTTGATGCTGCGCCAGTAGAACCAGTCGGACCTGTTGGTCCAACACTACCAGTTGCGCCTTGAATACCTTGTGGACCAATAGGTCCTAGTTCAATAATTTGTGGTTGTACTGAGCCAACGTTATAGACGTTGGTTGTGGTTGGGATCTCTACAGTTGAAGTTGAGGTTACATCAATTGACATTATTGTGTCACCGAATCATTCACTACAAATGCACCTTGTAGAATCTTGTAAACAATTCCACCTGAAGATGTTAAGTTTAAATCGTATTGGTAAGTGTTAGCAGTAAGTGCTGCTGTTTGAGCAGCAGTTAATGTCATATTAATTTGACCTAAGCCTGCGTTAATTACAATCTTGCCATTGTCTGTAGATAGTTCTACTGCTACAGAAGAATCAGTAAACTGACGAACCTGCATCTTTGCTGAATAACCAGTTAGATCTACTGGTAGGTTGTCAACCTTCCATACTGGAGACAGTTGAAAAGTAGTTCCTTTATAAACTGTGATGTTATATCTACCTGGGTTCACTTGTTCTCCTAGACGTTGGTAATGTATTGGCCGTAGCCTGCGGCTGTTAAAATGTTATATTCCGTTTGGGACAAGTAATACTCGTGTCCGCCTTGATAGCAGTAGTCAGCTGCTTGTGTATCTTGAACTGAAGGTGTGCGTTGACGCACTACTGCAGTTCCAAAAACCATAAGTGTGTCGCCTCTGTGGATTGGATAACGCCAGAATAATCTACTAAAGCCAGCAGGTGCTTCTTTGACCGTAGGTGGTTTAAGTAGATATGCCACAGTTTTCCTTTCGTTAGTGAAAGACCCCGCCCTAAAGCGGGGCCTTTCTGTTACTTACCTAGAATCAGGAAGCGTTGATTGAAGATGATGACTCTATGCGAACCAATGCAGCCTCACGGTAACGAGCGAAACCAAGTACGCCGTACCAGCCGATTGGACGGAAACGCATCAACTTGTCAACAATTGGACCGAAGATTACGTGTGGTTCTTCAGCAACTGCTTCTGCAAGTGCTTGCTTACCAGCAACTAGAGTACGGAATACACGTACGCCACCTGTTGAGTAAACATAGTTTGATGTTCCCCAAGTACCTGTTGTACCTGTTGAGCCAGAACCGTCAGTTGTGTTGAATAGACGTGGTGACTCTACGAACATTGCGCCTTCATAAGTTCCGATTGTGCCTGGCCAGAACTCGGCTGCACCTGTCTCAGAGTACTTATGATCGTCACGCCATCCGCCTGAACCAGTCTCAGCACGAAGATCGTGTGAAACTTCTGGGTGGATACCGCACCAGTAGAACTCGCCTTGACGAGGTACTACCTTGTTAGCACGTAGTTTCGCTACTGCTAGACGGATATCACGAGACTTAATTACAGAACCTGAACCGATAGAGGTTTGTGTAGTTCCGTTTGTGTATGAACCAGCGTATGTGCTGATTGCTGAACCTGTTGCACCAGTTTCTGCAATTACGTTTGAACCGAAGTTTAATTGACGTAATGCAACTGAGTCTAGAGAGTCAGCCATATTGAAAGCGATGATGTCAGCGATTGCTGGATCAACGTCTGATAGTGAGAACAATTCTAACTTGCGAGTTGCAAGAGAAGCGTTACCATATTCGTTTAATGCTACAGAAATTGTAGTTGTGTTTCCAAGTGCTACTGCATCTGGATCAACTGTTTCTGTAAGTGGAGCAGTTGCTTGTGATAGATCTGTGTAGATTTGGAACGCTACAGAAGATCCTGGCATTGCCTGTTGTACTGGGCGCTTATCTGCGACATCACGGATAAGAGGAACAGCACGTAGTGCAAATTCAACATAACGATCATAAGCGGTCTGTACTAGGGAAGTACCTAGCGAACCACTTGAGGTATCGGTATATGCCATTTGTTCACCTCTTTCTTTGGGTGTTTATTGTGCTTGGATGGGTTAGTTGCTACCGACGGCGATTCATAGTTTGACCAAAGACCAACATATCTAATTCTTCTTTAGAAGTTGTACCAGATACTTTTGCAAGTAGGTCAGCATCCCGTATAGGAGTCTTCGCATTTTGCGTAGCAGCATTGATACGTTGATAGTTAGCTTTAGTTTCTTCTTTTACTTCATCGGCAGGAGCATCTTCAGGTTTGGCGAAACCAAACACATCACTGTGTTCGTTTAACCAAGCGTCAATCTGCTCTGGAGCAGTGACATCGCTAGGAATAAACTTAGCGATCTTGTCAGGTACTCCTTTTGAGGCCAATACTTCTTTGACTGAACGGCTGCGTAGATCAGCCTGAATGTTTGCTAATTGCTCAGCAAGTTCTTTCTTCTCTTTCTCTGCTCGCTTTAACGCTTTGCGGAGATTTGCAGGACCATTAGCATCAACCTCTTGGGTTGGTTCTAGGTCTAGATCGTCTTCATCATCATATTGGTTTGCCATTTGGCACTCCCTTTCGTGTTTGTTAGTCGCAGACCACAACGTCCTACAGGGGAATAGGTATTGGCTTCTGCTACCAGTTTTTAGGTACACAGTTAGATACTGGTTGATCTAACTGGAATCTATTTAAAGAACGCCTAGTTCGTCTGCTCCAAGGCTTCCTTTACTTGCACCAGCAGAACCACTAAAGGCTGCTGTTTCTAATTTAGATAATCTTTCACGCTCTTGCTGTGCTTGTACTGATCCTGCGCCACCAAATGCTTCTTGCATACCTTGTGCAGTGTTATAAGTACCGCCGTAAATATCGGCTAGTTTTCCTGCTTGTTGTCCAAGTTGTTGAGATGTAGCAAATGCTTGTGCTTGCTTATTAAATGCAAGTTCGCCAGCACCTAGTTGTTGTGCTGCTTGAGCAGCGCCAACATCATAACCAGCAGTAGCCGCTGCAATTGCTGCAGTATTTTTACTTGCTAGTTGGTTAAGGATTTGCTCACCCTTTGTAGGGTCAAGCAGATACGCAGTTGTTGCTGCTGTATCTAAACCGTAATAATCTTTTAACTGTTGGCGTAATGCTGGGTCAGTTAATTGAACTGCTGATTGTGCTGCTTGAACTCTATCTGCTAATTCAGATGCAGATAAGTCATTAGC